TCTTGAATTTTTTCTAAATTAACAATACTAATAAGACCCCAATCAGCAAGAAGTTGAGCAATACGGTTACGACGCTGGATGTCATTTTGTGTCAAGTTCGCATGTTTTCCATCTAGTGCAAATAGTTCTTTAAAATGCACTAAGAAATATCTTCCTTGCTTGTGAAGAATATGACAGGACTGATAGATTTTCTTTTCCTTTCTAGACGCAACTCCGATTCTTGTCAAAGTTTCACGTACTTTCAAAAAGTCGTCAGGTTCATTGAGAGCAATCTCAACCATTTGTTCGGGAGACCAACTCACCTCAGGTTCTCTAACAACACTCATCTTTTTCCTCCAGTTTCAAATTTCGATTTAATAAAGTTAATTTGTTCTCGTGTAAGAATTTTCAAAGCCTGTTTTGCCTTTTCATTACTATAACCATAATAACGTTTGACATAATCAAGATCTTTGATATTATCTTGTCGGAGCCAGGGAGAGAATCTCTTCTTTTTCCTCACAATATTTATAAGAAAGTCGTATTGAAGTTTTTTTGGTAAAAAGTGATACTTATTCATTTCATTTGCAAACATCAAAGTATCAATATGTCCAGAAAAACACCGATTAATAATATAAGGAGGATAGTCCTTCTCAGTAGAAGGATCTTCATCAATCAAATGCTTCTTTGTTTGATTAATACTGTTTAACCAATCTTTCAATTCCATTGTTCTTCAAGCGGAGTTTTTGGTGTAAGAGAATAATTTGTAACTAAGAGTTCAGTCTTTACATTATCCTGAGTATTCTTGTCTCCACGATGAACCATGGAGTAACGTAGTTTCCAGTATTCAAGATAATAATCTTTATACAATTCAAGAAGACGATCATTTACATTGTAAGTAATCATGAAGTTATGAGGACATGAATATACATTTTCGGCAAATACTTCATGATCAAATGACTTATGCATCTCACGATTTTTTCCATACAAAAAATCTTTGATATCATAAGGAGGATCAAGAAATACAAAAGTATTTTTAGGTCCCTCAGCATTCATCACTTTAGAATAATCAATATTAGTGATATTCCAGTTTTTAATTAGTTGTGAGAACTGAGCAAGTTTATCCGCACCAACCAAAGAAAAGTTAGCATTGGCGGCAGTCCTTGAAAAAGTACTATTCTCCGTCAAACCAGAATAACTACACTTGTTCATAATGAAGAAAGCAACTGCTTTCTGAAAATCATCATAAGTATCAATCTCTGAGGAGTACTGATTGAACAAGTCTTTAGCAAACTTATCCTTCTCATCTTGAGTACCACTCTCAAGCATCTTCTCTTTCTGCTCTCTGACACTCTCTGAGAGGTCCTGACCACGATCACGCAGTTGCTTCCAGAAGTTGTAGAGGGGCACGTACAGGTCATTAACCCAGACAGGAATGTCAGGATTTGCCTTGGTTACATCAATAGCAATAGACCCACCACCAATAAATGGTTCACGATACTCGGTGATAATTTTGGGATACCACTTAGAAAGAGTCTTAATTGCTTTGGACTTTCCTCCCGGATATCGGAGAGGTGTTTTCAAAGACTTCAGTGACTTCATAATCAGGTTCATTATATTTTAAAAATTCCCAGAAGGTCAATTTCATTTCCTTCTGTGTCATACCACAATGTTTTGCGGCTGCTGGTAGAGTCATCTTAGCATGAAATAATGCTTCATTTGCCTCTTGAACATTTTGAGGTGTTGTCTTTACTCTTGGTTCAACTAAATTCTTTTCATTAATTTTATACAGATTCATAAAATACCTCCATAAGGACTATCATCTTTATGAAGAAGAACTCCATCTACTTTTCTAAGTAGTTCCTGCATATCTTTGTGCAATACACGATATCCAGTTCCGACATAAATTTGACCAAAGACCACAGAAATTGTGGCAATTAACCAAAAGTAATAATAAAATCTAGATTTTACTTGTGCCCTAATTTTCTTTTTCATTTGGTTTCATACTCCTTAATTAATCGTTCGACTTGTTTCCTATTTGTTCCGCAAGGAGCATTCTTCAGACAAATAAGAATACAATCCCTATCTGAAATAGGAGGTTTTTGTGTCCATACGATTTTTTCACTCATTTAACTGCTGATGCAAGTTGATGCACATAAGGTTTTTGGTCTGCCATTTTGCCATTCTCATAGGTAGAAGAATAACCATAATCTTTACGATCTTTGTAACCGACCATACGACCCTTTGTATTTTGAAGTGCTGGCATAAATGCAATAAAGAAGAACACACCTGGTGCCCCAATAATCAATGCACTACCAAATATATATCCTGCCAGAAATTCAACAATCGTGTGATTAGCAGCCCATGGAAACTCGGTTTGTGTTAAAAGTTCAATCATTAGAATCCTCCTCCTTTGGTTTTTTTCTTTTGTTTAGGTAATAACTCTTTTAATTCTTTCTCTGTATATTGATCACAGAGTTCTAGCATTTTATCTAAGGCATATTCAAACTGAGAACCCTTACTCATTCTACTAAGTAAATGATGTGCCACATCATATCTCAGTTCTTCAAGTTCATTCTTGTTCACCTGATCTTACACTCCATTCATAATCTTCAATCACGGCATTAGCAAATAATCTATCACTTAACATTTCAATTTCTTTCTCGGCATATTCTTTATCGGGTGCCTCAAAATCAATCTCAATTAGTTTTCCCAATCTCAACTTTTCCATCTTTAAATCAGAGAGTGTTCCACAAGCTTGACGAACTGCATTACCTGCAGAATCATCAACTGCTGCTCTCAATCTAACATAAACCTTTGCTTTAAACTTCATTATTATAATATGCGATAGTTGCGTGAAACTTATCTATAGGATCAATTGTTTCTCCTAATGAACTTCTTATCCTCTCTTTAACTTCCTCACTACCAATCTCTTTCAGGATTTGCCGAAGTTCGTCATCATCAAACTTGACATAATAGTTATCACGATGTTTCATTTGAATTCACACTCCACCATAATTTCAGTTAGACAAGCAAGCATGTTTATCTCTTGATCCGCCACGAACGCACCCTGATACTGATACTTAGCAAGTACAAGCACAGCAGCGGGAATAGAACCCGGAACCAAGGAATCATAAAGAGCATCGTAAATACGACGCAAAAGGACAGAAGTATCATTGTCCAAGTTAGAAACAATCCACTTCCGGACTTCTGAGAAATTTTTCTCTTTAAGGTCTTTAATAAGTTCATTTACGGCAACATCAGAGAACGTGGCAAGAATACCAGAATCAATTTTACCACTAACAGAATATCTTTGACACTCATTTAATACACGTCTCCAATCAGGAAAGTGTTTGTTTATCAGTTCTACCAGGACCTTGTTATCATATTCAACACTTTCTGTATCCAAGATTTCTTGGATTCTTTTGAAGAACTGGGCGGCAATGGTTTGACGGTCTTTTCCCCTAATTCCGAATTCAACCACTGTGCAACGGGAATGAAGTGGTTCGAGGATTTTGTTTTTGTAGTTGCAGGTGAAGATGAATCTGCAATTGCCAGCGAACTCCTCAATAAACGCCCGTAGGAGGAGTTGTACATCGTTGGATGTGTTGTCAGCTTCGTCAATGATAATGACTTTGTGTTTAGAATCTGACGTAAGTGATACGGTCGAAGCAAAGTTTTTCGCATTATTTCTGACGGTATCAAGGAATCGTCCCTCATCGGATCCGTTGATGACATAAACATCTACCCCAAGTTCATTACAGAGTGCCTTTGCTACAGTTGTTTTACCAATGCCTGGTGGACCGGCAAGTAGCATATTAGGAATCTCTCCTTTATCTAGGAAAGATTGAAAAGTTTTTTTAGTGCTGTCAGGAAGTATACACTCTTCAATAGTTTTTGGTCGATACTTTTCGACCCAAATAAAATCACTCATAATCAAATCCAATCAGGTTTACGTTCAGGTTTACGAAGATAATTATCTTTCACCCAAAGTTTAGATGCGATATACCGTTTATAGGCAGTAAACGTATCTATTGTATCATCAAATTTCCATTCGTCAGGCATGGCACGAGAAAAATTTTCTGCCTGTGTATGACAGACGATTGCCATTTTTGTTTTACGATGAAATAATTTTTTAGCCTCAAATAAAGTTTGAGCACAGGTGTGAATTTTACCATATCGATAATGATATTCACTTGCCAATGCACAACCATGTTGAATCAACCATGCCGTATTATAAAGAGTTTCTGCAGCCCATTTGGTTGA